AGCGTCCCCTGCGCCGCCGGCGCCTGGGCATGGCCCGGACCAGCGGTTGCAAGAGAGACGGCAAGGCAGATGGACAGGGCACGCAACATGAATGTCACCTCGGTTGGAGTTTGTTCCTGTCCAGACAATGGGGCTGCGGGCGGAAAAAATCCAGACACACGGCGATCAAAGCCACCAGTTCGGCGAGAAACCGGCACACGCCCCCTTGCGCCGCCGCTTTGGAGCGTCTAATTCCCGCCCCACGACGCTCGCCAAAGCACGGAGAGGTGCCGGAGTGGTCGATCGGGGCGGTCTCGAAAACCGTTGATCCTTCACGGGATCCCAGGGTTCGAATCCCTGTCTCTCCGCCAAAAGTCTTCCCCTGTTTCAGCATAATATCTAACATTAACAGACACTTAGGTGTCTGCGCTGTAAACTGGTGGTTGACAATTGACCACATTTTTGTCCACATTTTTGCTACATCGTCCGCCGCCGAGGTGTAGTCATGGCACTCAAAAAGATCGGGAAGACCTACCACCTGCGCCGCCGGGTGCCGAAGAGGTTCGCGCCCATTGAGCCGCGTGAATTGGTTTCCCAGAGCCTCCACACCGACTCCGAGCAATTGGCCAAGCTCAAGGCGGAAGCCGCCTGGGCGGAGCTTATCGAAGCCTGGGAGGCGCGCCTCGCCGGGGATACCGAAGACGCGGAACGCCGTTTCGAGGCGGCGCGTGAGTTGGCCGAACGTCGGGGCTTCCGTTTCCTGCCCGCCGCCAAGGTTGGTGCCCTGCCCGTCGCCGAGCTTCTGGAGCGTGTCGAGGCCGTGCCCGAGCACAAGGGGGAACCGAACCCGGTGGAAGCGGCGGCGCTCCTGGGCGGTGTCTCCGAGCCGCCGGTCACGGTCACTCGGGCACTCGATCTCTATTGGGGGCTGACCAAGGACAAGACCCTGGGCAAGAGCGAAGACCAGCTTCGCCGATGGAAGAATCCGAGGATCAAAGCCGTTAAGAATTTCGTGGACGTGGTGGGTGACAGGCCACTGCCCCAGATCACGGGCGACGATATGCTGGCCTTCCGGGACTGGTGGATTGACCGCATCGCCGATGAAGACCTGACGCCCAACAGCGCGAACAAGGACCTGATTCACCTGGGCGACGTGCTCAAGACCGTCAATCGCATGAAGCGGCTGAACCTGGTCTTGCCCCTGTCGGACCTGTCCTTGAGAGAGGGCGAGGCTAAGAAACGCCCGCCGTTCTCGGCGACGTGGATTCGGAATCATCTGTTGAAGCCGGGGGCGTTGGACGGGCTGAACGATGAAGCCCGCGCAATCGTGCTGGTCATGGTCAACACCGGGCGCAGGCCGTCGGAGATTGCCGCCCTCACGCCCGACACGATCCATCTGAAAGACAACGTGCCCCATATCTCCATTGAGCCGGTGGGGCGTCAACTCAAGAGCCGCCGCGCGCGCCGCAGGATCGCCCTGACTGGCGTGAGCCTTGAGGCCATGCGGGGCTTTCCGAACGGTTTCCCGCGATACCGCGACAAGGCGGGCTTGTCCGGGGCGGTGAACAAGTTCCTTCGGGAAAACGGGCTCTTGGAGACAGACAAACATTCGCTCTACTCTTTGCGACACGCTTTCGAAGACCGCTTGCTTGCGGCCAAGGTCGATGAACGGGTCCGGCGGGACTTGATGGGCCACCGGCTCACCCGTGAAGAGTATGGTGACGGGGCCACGCTTGATTATCAGCGGGAAATTCTTGCACCGCTGGCCTTCTGAGCGACGGCCCGAGCGCGCGCCACAACGTCTTCCGCCGCCTCGGCCTCGGCGATCTCGGCTTCCAGGCGCTGGAAAATCGGCGCATAGACCGCATCGGCCACAACCAGACGCGCAACCTTGTCTCGCGCCCGGTGAAGGCGCGGCAAGTTGGACGTGATCGTGGCCGGGGCGTTCATCGGGTCAGAAGGTGCCGTTCAGGCGGACGCGGACGGCGCTGGACGGGTTGCCAGCGGCCATGATCGCCACGCCCACTTTGGTGTTGCTGGTCGCCGTGGTCGTCACCAGCCCGTCGCTGGAACGCCAGTAGACGGCGGCTCCGACGGTGATGTCGTCGGTCGCGACTTTCGGCATCTCGAAGACGCCTTCGGTCACCAGGACCAGCGGGTCGCCGATCTCGGCGTCACCCGAGGCAATGCCGAAGAGGGTGCCGACCTTCACGCCGTCGCCCGAGGTCGCGGCGGCTTCTGCGGTCACGGAGATATTCTCACCGGGTTGGATGTAGTTCTTCATGTCAGGTTCCTTTCGAGGTTCTGAATCGGAGGGTTGTCGGTGCCGCCCGTCCCGTCGCTTGGGCGATCTCGCGGTCGAGGGCGGCCAACGCGGCGGCCATCTCGCGGTCGCCCTTGTAGGTGATGGACTCGCCGTTCTGGTCCCGCACCTCCCGGACACCCGAAGCTCGGGCGTCCAGGAGCGCGTCACGCGCCGCGACAAGCTGGTCGACGGTCAAGGCCATGGGTTACGCCCCCGGCACCTGGTGAGCCGCCCGCCAGTCGAGCCAGCCCGCGCCGAAGTCGAGGAAGGCCCGGAATTTCATCCCGAGCGTGTCCCAGGCTTCCGTGCGCTGAATCTGGACGCCCTGGGCGCTGGACAGGTAGGCGTATTGCATCGCCGCCAGACTGGCGGTGTCCGCGAACACATACCAGGTGCCAGACGGAAGCCGGGGCTCGACCAGGAGCGTGAGCTTGCCGCCGAACGGGTTTACGTCGCTGGTGGCGTTCGGCTGGATGGTGGCGAGCACCTGTTCGGCCTCGGTCTCCAGATCGGCGGGCACCAGGACATAGCGCGGGGTCGCGCTGATGATGGTCTTCCCGTCCAAGCCGTTCCGGGTCCGCATGGCCTGCCGTGCCGCCGTGAGTGCCGCCACAGACGGCGCAGCGGCGGAACCGACATTGCTCCGGCTGGCGTCGAAAACCGCTGTGCCGTCGCTGAGGTTCGGGTTGCCGACGATCAGGTCGACCAGAATGTCGGCCTCGGTCTAGGCAGCGGCTTCGCCAAGGGCAGCGGTCGTGTCGCCGAGCATCCCCAGGTCATCGTCAATCAAGAGATTCCGGGAAACAGTGACGCCGCGCGCGAAGGTCTTGAGGCGCATGGTTTCGCCGTTCTCGGCCCGCGACGTGTGGGTGATCTCGCCATTTTCGGCGATCTCTTCCAGCCGCCCCATCTCGCCCAGGCGGATCGCCGTGGACTCCTTGAAGTTTGGCAACGTCCGTTGACGGCAAAGGGTCTTGAGCGGGCTTTCGGCGGCCCGGTAGCTGTCCAGCGCAACCTTGCCCATGGCGTTCGATACCAGGAGCGGGAAGTCGGATGTGGTGTGCGCTGCGGCGCGGGTGAACACTTCATCGGCGCTCATCCCACGGGTCGACACACCGGCGCGCTGGAGGCTTTCCGTCGCCATGTCCCGCAAGGACAGATTCAGATATTGCGCTGCATCCTCGGGGCACTCGCCGCCCGCCATGCGGGTTGCCAGGGCATCCGATTGACAACGGGTGATGACCGCCGGGTCATCGTTTTGCGCCGTATGGGTGCGAATGATCGGGGCCGAGCGGCGGCGCTCCTGCACCGCGTCATAGACCTCGGCCTTGGCGCGGATCATGTCCGCGCCCGCGTCGATCAGGTCGTCAGCGATCTCGGGGCCAAGCTGGGCTTCGCGCACCAGCGTGCGAATGTCGCTGCGCCGGGTTTGTTCCGCCGTTTCCGGCGAAACCGTTTCGGGGGTCGTGTCGGGCATGTCGTTTCCTTTCTGCCGGATTCGGGCGGACGGGTCCGCCGGGTTTGAGGTCAGCGTGACCTCGGTGATGTGCCAGCGGGTCGGTGTTTTCACTCGACCCTCTGGCGTGGTCTTTTCGGTCCATCCCACCACGCGGTAGCCAATGCTGACTCCGGTGACGGTCCCGTCCGCGATCCGCTCCACCACGGGTGCCGCATCTTCGGCGGACGTGATTTCCAGGACGGCCACGACGTTGCCGCCCTCCTGGGCGATGGACCGAACCCGCCCAAGCTGGTCTCGAACCGATGCGGTGCGATGTGAGTCGAGGACGGGAAGGCTTTCCGACGCTGAAAGGTCCAAGGTGTCAGCCGTCAGGACTTCGAAGAACGGCCCCCGCGCGTCTCGGCGCGGGACAGGCGTAGGGGTCGCGATGACCGCCGAAACCGTTCGAGTCTCGGGGTCATAGCTGTTCGGGCGCGTTCGGGCGTCACGGTGCAGGAGGTCATTCGTCATCGCTGGATTCCTTGTCTGTGAAGGTCAGGCCAAGGGCGCGCTCGCGCTCGCGATCCGCTGCGATCTCGGCGTCGAGGCGGTCGACGTTCCAGCCCAGGGACGCCACGGCCTGACGGCGGCTGGTGAGCCCCATGGACATGAGTTCCTTCACGGCCTGGGCATCCTTGGCCGGGTCGACCTGCATCGGGCGCGGGGCCAGCCATTCGGCACGCAACGCGGGTGCCAGGTCAGGAAGCTCCAGGCGTCCGGCCAGGTATTCGTCGGTGACGACGCGCCGGAACACGGGGTCGAGGAATTGGGGAACCAGGGTGTGGTAGACGAATTGTTCGATCTTGGCCCGGAACGGCAGGAGGCCCGCGCGAAGGCTCGAATAGTTCGCCCCCGTCAGATCGCCATCGACAAGGTGCTGGGGCACGCCCAGGCCAGCGGCAATCTGGCCGAGGGTGAGCTTGGCGAAGCTGATTCCGTCTTTGGCTTGCTCCGGGGTGTTGAATTTCACGTCCAGGCCGCCGGGTAGAACCCGCATGGTGCCGGGCTCCAGGCTAATGTCGCCAAGCGCGTCGGCATCGGAGAATCCTTCGCCAGCGCCGCCCAGGTTGTTCACGTCGGTGACAAACCCGGTGTGCATCGCGGCCACTTTTGCACCGACCAGGAGCGCGTCTTGAAGCTGGTCAAACTCATTGACCGTCAAGAGGATGCTCGCCAGTTGCGACACGCCCCTGACCTGTCCAGGTCCGAGCGGGCGGAAGATGTGCAACACGTCTTCGGCGGGAACCCGGATCGCCTCGCGCGCGGTCGGGAATAGATCGGTCGCGCCTGCGGGCCGGATATGGTAGGCCACGCGCTCGCCCAGGGCGGAAAACTCGATACCGGCCACGATGTAGCCGCCGCCTGAAAGCTCGGTCGTCATCGACTCGTCTACAAACTCGGCGGGAAGCTGGCGCAGCACGGCACGCCCGTCGCGGTCTTCCAGGAGGAAAAACGCTTCGCCGTCGACAATCTCGGCCTGCACCGCCGCCGCCATGAGGCCGCGCAGATCGGTGCGGCCCTCGGCGTCAATCCGCGCCGCCGCGTCCAGAAAGGCCGAGTCGATCTCGGCCCGGATCGTAAGATCGGGGTGCGCCGAGGTTGCTTCGATACCGGCCCCGACGGCCTCGGCAACACTGGCGTTCACGCCGTTGCGGATGTAGCCATTGTTCGCATAGGCGTGCCGGGCTCGGGCTCGGATGGTCGGGCCTGCCGCCAGCGTCTCCGGCCCGTGACTGGCATAGTTGGCCCGCGCGCCGAACCGCCGCCCGCTCTGGGCGTCGAAGCTCCGAGTTTGGGCAGGCGGTTCGGCGCGACGGTTCCCACGCCAGGAGGACAGGAGACGGGGAAGTCGCATCATTCGCCCCCGAGCATGTCGAGGACAGGACGGATCAGATCGGAGACGGGCAGGACGATTGAGGCGCGGACCTCATGCGAGGCGCGGCGCTTTTCATCCCGAACCATTCGAGCGGCCTCGGCAAGCTCCGACTCCGCCGGGGGCTCCGACAGGATGAAGCCCCAGGAAAGGCCGGGCTCGATCAGTCGGCGATGCTCCACAGTGAGCGTGACGGCCTCGCCCGCCTGCACGCGACGGACAACGGACTCGATCCGGCTCGGCGGCTGGTAGGTCTCCCCGACGGGGGCGTCGGCGGACGGGTCCAGCGGGCGTTCGGCCAGCCAACGGCCCAGGAGGACGGAAACGTCCGCGCGCCTAGCGGTCTCATAGGTCGTGTAGACCAGCCGTGCGCCGCAGACCGCGACCATCGAATATGCGCCAGCGCGCCCCGAGTCGGTCGGCAGATCGGGCGCGATAGCTCCATTGTCCCGGATCGTGCGGAAGCGATTGAAGACGGCCTTGCGCCCTTCATCGTCCGCGATTCCGTCCAGATCGGCGGTGAAATCCGCCTGTTCGCGAAGGCTCATTTGGTGGGTCATGTTGTCGTTCTCGAGGCTGCGGTATGCCCGGAACATATATGACAAATGAACCGCTCACAAGATAACGGAAGGGCCTAAGATGGTCACTCAACTCTGTGTTTACTATTGTATATCAGTCGTTTAGAGCGTCTTTCTTTCGTCAACATGCTTGCGGTTTGAATGTCGGCGGGCTATGTAAGGCGGGCATCTGCTAGTCACGGATGCTTGTCCTTTCCTGACAGGTCCGGGGGCGGCTTGCCCGCCCCCGGACACCCCAAACCCCTACATTCAGGAGTCATGCAAATGCCCCGAGCCATCGCGTTCGATCTAACGAAAGACGGACTCGTCCCTGTCCCCGCCGATGAGGTCGAATGGGGCGAACCCGAGCCGCATTGGCCGCGCAAGACGCGCCGGAAGTTCAAGAAGGTCTTCCAATACCACTTGAAGGAATACAGGATGGAGCCCGGCGTGGCGCATTGGCACGCGCTCAAGAAGCTCAGGAACGAGATTCCAGGCGGTTTCTATAATCCTGGGAGGAAGCTTTAAACGAACCTTTGGAAGAGGCCCGAGAACAAGGCTTGGACGCCGGACTTCGGATCATCGCCGACTTCGCCGAGCATCGCCGGGAGGATCACGACACGGCCACCTATGTAGTCGTGGAAGCGATCCGAACCGCCGCCGCGACGGACTCCAAGTTCAACTTCCACCTTCTGGAGCGCATCGCCACGCTGGCGGCTCTCGGGTTTGAGGCCGCAGGCGGATCGCCCAAGGGTGACGAATGACTTCGACACCGGAGAATCAACCAAGTGTTGCATCCCTGCAGCGCGACAACTAGATATAGGATCGTTCCCTTACAGAGTGGCACGCTATGTCCGAGAAGTTTAAGAAATTTGCCGATGCTTTGGAGGTCGTGTCGCGAAGTTGGTTGAAATTTGAAGGCGGCGTAATCTCCGGGTGATCCTGAACCACCCAACCGGCGGCTGGCACCGCCATAGGAG